TTCACCTTCTTGTGTAATTCCTTTACACAAATCCCTTTTCCTATCGTCCAAATTTAAAATACCTTTTGCTGTAAATTTGTTTTCAATTACATAACAAGCAGAAAGAATATAACAATCAACTTCATCGGGTTTAAGCTTTGCTACATCAGCCCTACTTAATTTGTAATTAACATTCATTCTAACATAATCATGATGATATGTATAAGGAACTCTTGTTGGTGAATGAGAAACCATATTTATAATTTCCATACATTCATCAATTTTTTGCTCATTTTGTCTAACTTTCACTGATTATCTCCTAAAAGTGGGTCAACAAGCTTTCTAGCTTCTCTAATATAATAATCGTAATTAATATCCCAATCGAAGTTTTTCATATCATTACATACTTTAACCTCCCAACCAGTTTCAATACCAATTCTACGTTCTTCTCTAGGGAGTTCGGTATCACATTCAAAAGCAAAACCTTTCTTTTGTGCCTTGGTTTCTTCTGCTTTTGTAGTAGTCAACCATTCTTCACCAGTTTCAATATTAACCCACTTTTTAGCAGGCTTTGGAGTAGGTAATGGTGGCATAATTTTAACGAGTTGTCCATCACCCTCATTACTCACATAGTAGCGCGTGATATTTTGCACTTGAGTATCATCACCTTCACTATCTGTCACAACAAGTCTAGAACTTCTAGGAACTTTTGTTCTGAGCATAAAGTCATACTTGTTACTGTGATTTCTTATAAAATAACTAATATCCTCATCTTCAAGAAGTGCTGCTTCAGCAGCTTTAGGGATAATTAGTGCAGAATGATTTTGATGCCAATCAAGCTCCGCTCCATCTTCCCAAGGAAGTTTATGAGTATAACTTCCCTTTCTTTTAATTTTACCGTCAGTTCCTTTAGCAAGATAATTGTTAACATCACGAATCGCCATTAATTCATAATCGCCAGCTTCAAGTTCAAGTCCAGTAATATTTTCCCATTTATGGCAAACTTTCTGTGCGCTTTCTTTGTATTCCTCATTAACCTTATAGGTCAAACCATCTGTATTTACCTGTATCATTTCCAATGTAGGAATTTTTAAAAGCATTTCAGCAAGCATACAAAGTGAAAGTTGTCCATTAAGCGTAATCATCATTGTAAACTTGGGATCATAAAATGGGCTGTAAGGACTGTTACTATCCCCAAAAACGCCATTAAGAGCAAGTTTAAGCATTGCGTTTTCATCTGTACCTTTAGGCCATTCTTTACGTTGATTGTAAACATCCTGATAAATCTCATAAAAATCTTCTCCAAGGTGTTCAGGGTAAATTTTATTGGAAATACAAAGGTTCGGATAATACGAAGCAACGTCCTGATCTACAATCACACGACCATCTTCGCTTCTTACAATCGTAGATTCAATAGAACCATGAATTCCACCAGTACCAAAGTCATACTCAAAATCATCAATAACAGTATTCAAGTTATCTGCTACATTCCAACAAAGATAATAACTAATCTTACCACTTTTAAGATGATCTTCTTCTATAAAGCAAGATGGATTTTCTTTTTTGTATTTCTTAATATCTTTATCAGAAGGTTCTCCTTTGAGTTTCTGACGTTTTTTCCTTAGTTTCGCATACTTAGCAAGACCACCAAGCTCATGCTCTTTAATATCCGTAAAAACACCTTTAGTTTCTTTTATTTCTTGCTTTTTAAGCCATTCCAAAACCTCATCAAACTCAGGACGTTCAAACTCAATATAATCAAAAATACAACTCTCAAGATCAATTGATTTTCTCCAAGTTTGATTAGGTTTATTTTTACCATCAACTTTCTTAAAGCAAGAACCGGGAGTTTCTTCTTCCAAACGCATGATAAAGTAATCTTTACCAATTTTGGTATCGTTATGGTTCATGAAATCTTTTTCATATTTTTCACTTAGATTTTCACGAAACTCAATCTTACCCATTGTATGCCCCAAAAACGAATCTGTTTCTGACATATCATGTTTGTTATATGGAAGCAGAAATCCTATCTGATTTTCATCAAGATAGGTTCCCGGTTGATAAGGCAAATCTTCGATGTTATCGGAACGCATATTGAATTCCAGCATTTTCAGTGAAGTTGCCTTTGCTTTGTTATCAAAATGATGAATCTTCAATAGATCAAGTTGTGGAACAATTCGTTTCCAAGATGGAATAAGATGAGAGAATTTTTTCTCATCATCATTTTGATCATCAATTATTGCCTGAGCTTTTTCATAAACCTCATAAACTGTAAACTCAGGGTTTTTGAGCATAAAATGAATGATTGGATAGTCAAACCCAAGGTTATTATACCCAACCATATAACCGCCTTGTTTACGAATCTTTTTAATTATGTTGAAAAATTTCTCTCTATCATCTACACGATCTGAAATTTCAATTTTCCAACATTTACGTTTTCCATAATTCCCAACGTACATAGTGAATACGTTGGGGTATGTTTCAATATCGTAAGGCCACAAATCTTCAAATTGCATTAAATTACCTCTTTATTAGTTATTTTTAACAACCGCCACCATCACAACCGCCACCACCATCACCACCTGATCCTGATTCACCAAAAAATGCACCAGAAGAAGAAGAATGGTTTCTACGTTCATTTGATGAGTATCTATTTGTATTAACCTTAGTTTCCGTATTATCTGGAAATACGATATTTACAATAACAGCAAAAAATATAAGACCTAGTATTAATAATCCACCAATTGTAAACATTTCAATATAACTCATTAATAAGTCTCTCCTTCTTGTTCTAACTCATCTTCAAAATCATCATTTTCATCATTTCCGAAACTATTCAAAGCTTCTTCATCACTCATTTCCCTATCAACATCTTCATACGGATCACTGGTAGCATACATGTGAGTAGTCTTATCATCAAACCTTAACCACCCTGCTTCACCAGTTTCGCCAGTACGACGACATTTCACCATCTGAAGTTTTGTAGCATTTCTAATTCTTGGGTTTTTAGCCATTTTATCACGACTAGCAAGAATAGTGTTGTAAGAAATCTGATTCAGCGCACTACTACCAAGAAGATCATATTCGCTGACATTGTGAGGATCATCACTATCGGGCTTTCTCATGTGAGAAACTACAACAATGTAAGTATCTGTTTCTTTAGCGAATTTAAGAAGTGTATCCATAAACTCAATAATTGCACTATTATCACTACTATTAACAGCCGTTTGAACAGGGTCAATAACAATAACGTCACAACCTTCAGCTTTTGCAAGGTAATTGAGTTTATCGAAAATCCCTTCTGTTGAGATACTACCTTGATGATCTACGAAAACAAATTGATCCTTTTCAGCCAAGTTTTTGAAGAAACGTTTCTTAGCTCCTTCCATATCAAATGTTTTACGATCAATTTTTCTAAGGTTTTCTCCCATATCAAGAGAAAGAAGATCACGTACAACTTCCCTTCTTGTTCCCTCAAGATACATCGTACCAACCTTAAAGGAAGTATTTTCAATCAAATTGTAAACAAAGTTGTTAACAAGCGTACTCTTACCAATACTGGTTAATGCACCAAATAGTGTGATTTCTCCACGTTCACCACCACCATTCATCATTTCATTCAAAACATTCCATGATTGAGGGAAAGGAATCTTTACGTTGCTATCTTCAGATTCAAAATCATCCCACATTTGGTTAAGGTGCAGAACGTCAGTTCTGTTAAATGGTTCTGCTTTCCAGAATGCTTGTTTGATTGCAGAAGCTTTCTTCTTTTCCAGAAGTTCAGCAGGGTCTTTAGCATTATGACTCAGTTTTGCAACATAAGCTTTACCGGGAGAAACAAGACGACAAGCAGCATCAACATGTTTTTGACCAGCCTCATCCTGATCAAACATGAAAATAACTTTCTCAAAACTATTGATATACTGAAAGTTTGCTTTAAGTTGCTTAATTACTGATTCATCGCCACAGCTAACACTTACACAAGGAGTCCAAAATTCTGTTCCATCGTCTTTTTCATAACGAAGAACCTGAGCAACTGCCATTGCGTCTTCTTGACCAGTGGTAATTACAAGAAACTTTTGTCCAGATTCAAATACATTCTGACCAAAAAGTTCATTAGTAGACTTCCCATTTCCATGTTTGATGAAATCTTTAGGAAGGATTCTTTCATGATAACCAACTAATTCACCTTCTCTTGTTTCAGGGTAAAAGCGTGAAAGTGGTTCATGGTTTTCATCAACTCTTGAAAACACTCCATATTTTTCAGAAACAGTTTTAGTAATTCTTTTTTGCTTAAAGCCTCGAAACTCAAATTCCGGTCCTTTGAATTCTTCAGGGTCAAAAGGTCTTGGTTCTTTTTCCCTTACATTATTAACATCAAAACCTTCTTCTTCAAGCTCTTTAGGTGAAATATACCCACTGTCTCTTTCACAAAAACCTGAACGACAATAAGCATCTACTACAATTTCACCATCTTTCTCTTTTTTATAGACGCTCATTGCGTCTGAAGACTTTCCACAAATACATTCGTAATTATCGATAAATTGACCATCAACTAATTCTTTCTTAGCCATTAACTATCACCACCTTTGTTATTATTATTGTTTTCATCTAAAAAGCCCCTTTTGGGGCTTTTATCAATTATTAAGAAGGTCTTCAGCTTCTTTCTTTTTCTCGTCTTGTTCTTTTCGATATTCTTTTTGCTGTTCTTTGTAACGCTTGAGAGCTTCTTCAGCATCATTCTCTTTTTCAACTGATCTTTTCTTTTCAGATTCACATTTATTTACTTCACGAAGCGTTAGGGTGAGAAACAGATTTTTGAAAAATTTAGCAAGACGAAGCGTAAAACTATTGTTTTTGCTCATATTTTTATTCCTTATACATGTGTTTATTTTATTGTCAAAAATAG